CATTACCTATTGGTATAACCAGATTGGAGCGTATTGATAAATCTACTAGCACCTTTAATAAGTTGCCTAGTACCGAACACTCTAACGCCTGATACGATAACTTCGTATCGGCTTTGTACCGAACACGAAAATATTATTGAACACGTAGTCGAGTGGCAACCGCTTGTAGCGGATTACTTTGAGGATAAAGACGTCCTTAAAGCTATGACCGTTATATATTGCGAAAGTTCTGGTATTGCAACTGCCGTAAATAATAATAAAAATAAATCTAAAGACGTAGGGCTATTTCAATTTAATGATTACACGTGGGATTGGCTGAAGCCGAAACTCAAAATAAAAGATAATAGAAAAGTTCCTGAAACAAATGTAGCCGTAGCTTCTTGGTTAGTATATAACGACGGTTGGCAACATTGGAACGCGAGTAGAAAGTGTTGGGGTAAGTATGAGTATTGAGCAACTGTTATTAATAATAATTTTAATATTGCAAATATTAACTTTTAAATACAAGTTTTTTGATTAGACTATAATATACATAAAGGAACTTATGGCTGAACAATATGTAGAAGTTGATGTTAATGAACTAAAAGAATTTCCTAATAACGCACGTATTGGTAATGTTAGGGAAATATATGAATCGTTATTACAGAACGGTCAATACCGTCCGCTTGTAGTTAATCGTAGAGATAATATTATTCTTGCTGGTAATCACACGTTTCAAGCTATTAAGAGATTAGGCTGGGCTAAGGCGTTAGTTTGGTATGTTGATGTTGATGATAAACAAGCTAAACAAATTGTATTAGTAGATAATAAATTAAATGATGACGCTACTTATGATTACACTAAATTAGAAAAAGCTATTAAAGAACTGCAAGATGTTAGCGATTTGATTGGAACTGGTTATACACAAAAAGCCGTAGATGATTTACTTGCTTCTGTAAAAACTGAAATACCAGAACCAGAAGTAAAAGAAATTGAACCTAAAGAAGAAGCTAATGTTAATCCAGTATTAGATATTGTTCTTTTGCTTAATGATGAACGCTTTGAAATTTATAAACAAAATATCAACACTATTTCTGAATTTTACAAGATAAATCCCACACAAGCGGGTTTAAAAGCTATGGAATTATACGCAGAGAAAGCAGAAGCAAATGAAATATGAAATAAAAAATGTTGATATTAATTCATTAAAAGAGTTTCCTAATAATCCTCGTTCTAGTTCTATAGAACCAATAAAAGAAAGTTTAGAAAAACACGGGCAATATAGACCGCTAACTGTAAGTAAAGATACTAACGAAATATTAACTGGTAATCATACTTGGTTAGCTATGAAAGAACTAGGTTGGAAAACTTGTGATGTAATGTTTGTTGAAGTAGATGAAGCTAGGGCTAAAAAAATAGTTTTAGTAGATAATCGTTTAAATGAATTAGCTACATACGATAAAGAAAAATTAGCAGATATGCTTGGCGAACTAATGGAACTCGGCGAACTGTTTGGTACTGGTTATACTGCTGACGAAGTTGATGACTTGTATGTTGAGCTTGATGAAATAGATATAAGCGCATTTGAAGAATTTCGAGGTGGCTATGCTTTAAGTGATGAGGAACTTGCCGAAGCTGAAGCTAAGTTAAAAGCACCTAGCGAACGTAAAGTAAAAGATAAAATGAACGAAATAGTATTAGCGTTCGTTGAATCTGATTATCAAAAATATCAAGTATATCTTAACGTAATACAGAAAAGAACTGGGTTAAGTGGTAGTGACGCTTTGTTCTCTGCCGTCAAAGATTTAGCAAATGAAATTAATAAAGGCGAAGCTGACGAGCCTAGCTGGTTAAGTAAATTATTTGGTAAGTGAAAGTTATAATACCGTCTTATAATCGGGCTAAAACAATTTCTACACCTTACCTTGATGTATTTAAAAATTTTGATATATATATTCTTGTTCATAATGATTCTCAAAAAGATGAATATATTAAACATAATCCAAAACTAAATATAATTTGCACTAATGTAACTACTGCTAATGATGAGGGATTGCCTAGGCAAAGAAAATGGGCGGTTGATAATCTGCTTGAACATAACGAGTGGACGATATTCGCTGATGATAATATTAAAGAAATACACGGTATTGTAAATGATAATTGGCTTAAAGATGAAATACTTGAACCTAACGTAAATGATTGGGGAAGCTTAACTAATAAACAATTTATTGAACGTATTGAATTTTTATCTAATTATGGCGATAACTCTGGTGCATATCATATTGGATTTTTACCAGCGCATAACTTTTATTTTGCAAGAAAGAAAATTAAGCACTACGGGTTTTGTATGGGCAAGATGACTATGTGGAAAAAAGATAATGATTTTGTTTGGAATAATATTTATATGAACGCAGTTGAGGATTTTAACCATACTGCTATGCACTTAATTAATTACGGTATTGTTCTTATACACGATTACTTATATCCACACGCTTATCACTATCAATCTGGTGGAGCGGGAAGTAAAGCTTATAGAAAAAATATTAGAAAACGTAATATTAAAGTTTTAACTACTTTATATCCTGATTTGATTAAAAAGAAAAAACGAAAAAACGGTTATCCAGACGCACGAATAGTTTATATGTCTAAAAAAAATTTTATTAATTGGCGGAATAAATATATTAATTTTTTAAAAGAATATACTTTTGATATAGACAATGTTAGGTGGGTAAAAAATGATTGAACGTATGGTCAAAGTTATTAAAGAAATAGATATTTCTAAATATAATCAAAAAGAATATACAGAAATTGTAGATGAAATATTTTTACAATTTAAAGCTAAAGCAATAGATAATTTTATTAATGACTTATTAGATTCTAAAGGGTGGCAAGATACTGGCGGGAACGGATAGTATAATAAGATTATGATTGATATAAGACTTAGAACAAAAATTAGTAATGATGAACTTAAACAAAAAATAGGTAAGATTCTTACTGATGAGGATTACAATTTATTAATTCACAAAGACACAACCGTTAGAGGTATAGACGGTAAAGTTATTGCAATATTTCAAAAAAATGTAATACCTGATTCTGTTGTAGAACAAACTTATGAAACTTTACACGAACTTAAATCTTACCAAACTAATAATAGAGGTCTTGCTTCTGGAACACCGCGCCTAAGTAAAGGTGAGGGAAAACGTTCTGCTACTGCAAAAAGTATTGCAAGTGCAATTATAGGTAGCTTTGACGCAGTTGGCGCTAAACAATATTGTAGGCTTACTGCATTTTCTGGTAGAGAAATGGATAAGTATAAAAAATTATTTCCATTATTTGAATTTATTGGCGACGAAATGAAACGAGTAGCACCTGAAAGATATAACGCACAAATGGAATTTGTAAATAGAACTCATCAAGATTGGGTTATTCCTAATACACCATTTACTACGGTAACTGTAAATAACTCATATCCTACTGGTGTTCATACTGATAAAGGCGACTTAGATGAGGGAATATCTACCTTAGCTTGTATTAAGAAAGGCGATATGCAGGGCGGTTATCTTGTTTTACCAGAATATCGTATTGCTTTTAAAATGGAACATAAAGACTTGTTAGTATTTGACGCGCACCAATGGCACGGCAATACTGAACTAATTAAAAATAGTGAGGACGGCGAACGTATTTCTGTTGTTTGTTATTACCGTACTCGTATGGAAAATTGCGATTCTATGGAAAGCGAATATATGAAACGCTTGAAAGTGCAGGAAAAGAAATTACTCAATCAATAGAGTGGGAACCTAACGAAAGCTACGCAGAATTTAAAGCGCGTAAATATGCTGGTATGTCTGGTATTGGTCAATCTAATTCTAATAAACGTATGGCGGGTAAATGCCCTACTACTAATGAAATAAAAACTAAATGTAAGTGTAGAACTTGTATTAATAGACGTAATCGTTCTAAAGGTAGGCGTAAGCAAAACTTAGCGCGTAAAAAATTAGGAATACCTGATAATCGTTTTCACGGTGCAGACGCGCACGAAGAAAATTGGGCTACTGGTCTAAGAGTAGAAGTTAAAGCTGGTAAGCAAGTTGAACCCTTATCTAAAGTCTTTTATAAATCTAAATTACAAAGTGATATTTCGCATAGGGCTTTTGGCGGTATGTCTAAACCATTTATACAAGTGAGTATGCCTGACGGTTCTAGTAAAGGTATTGTAAGTTTTGAACTTGACGAAATAGAAAATGTCTGCGTAGAAGTTCTTAAAAACTTTGGATATAGTTTCGAATAGCTGGGCAAGTGTGATGTTCAACTATGGCGAAGCTTCGTGAAGTTAATACTTCGGAAAGGCACCACGTCCGTAGTTCTCTTACGGCTCTATTTCACTCTGTTTGCCCAATACTCTTTTGCTAACTTGGTTCGTAAGGATTTTTTTCGGGATATTCTGTCTTACATCTACCGCAGTAAGTAAATCCGTCATCAAATTTAATTACTTGTAAATGTTCTGCACCTACACACATAGGCGCGTCTTTAACTGAATTTTCCTCTAATAGTATTCCTAACGCCGTCCAATGCTTAACAATTGCATAAGGGGTAATTGTCATATTAGTCCACTTATTTTTATATACAAGAACTCTATCAATAATATCTTGGTAGGTCGCGTCTGCTTCGTATAATTGTTTAGCACATTTGTTAAAGCCACCAATTTCTGTTTTAGTATTAGGCTTGTAAAAAGCTTCTACTAGTGCCGAATATTGTTCGGCAAACTTACTTTGGTTATATGACTTTAGTTTGTAGCTCTCTGACGAACTGCCCTCTAGCTCGTATGTGGTCTGGGGTGGTTCGTATATGAACGCTGGAACGGTCATTAGCGTATATAAGTTGCTTGTTTGTTCGCCCGTTGCTTTGTTATAACGTGCTTCTACCGTTATGGCTTTGACGTCTTTTAACTCGTCTAACGCTCTCTTAACGGTAGATACACTAACTTGCATACGCTTGGCTATCGTGTTGATAGACGGATAACAAGTCTTATCCGTTTTGTCAGCGTATCTGTGCAACGTTGCATAAAGACGGACGGCTTGGGCGGATATTGGCGCGTCAATAATCCACTCTGGAACAATAGCAAAGTATAAGTCACTCTGTATTTTGTTGCCGTCGTCCATTTTAAAATGGCGCTTCGTTGTCTGCTATATCCTCTACAGGTCTAGCTACTGGCTTTTGACCGTCAATAATCTCTTGCATTTCGCCGATTAATGATGAAGCCAAGCCCATTTTCATATTTTCTTTAATTAATCCAGCGAAGCCGTTTTGTTGGTCTGCTGGTAATTCAGCTACTAACTTATTTAAGAGCCATAGTTGTTTATCCGTTACTGTTGCGTCGGGATTCTTAACTGTTGCCTTACTATTGTTAGTTTTCTTGTAATTATCTTTTGGTTTGAAAACTGGTTTAGCGTCGCTTTGAACTACGCTAACTTTGTTTCCATACTTGCTGATAATTGCTTCTGTGAATGTTGTTGTCCAGTCGTTTATTTCTTCAACGGTAATTTTATTAGCTACCGCTAAATCAATAGCGCCTTTAAAACAACATTGAGCGACGATTATCTCGTCGTTTTTTGGTTGCATAATTGCCTACTTTCTCAAACTAAACGTAGAGCGGTTTGCCCGTCTACGTCGTCTGGTTTAGATACAAGATAAAAAACAAAATGACCCTGTTCTTTACCCTGTACGGTTTCAATAACCCAGCCGTCATTATGACGTAGGTTATGTATGATTGCGCCAAATCTTGTGCAACGTAAGTCAAATACAAACTCGCCATTTGATATTGGCGCTTTATCTCTGTATTTAACTAACACGTATGCAATAAGTTGGCTTTTATTTTTTATATACGCGGGTATGTGTTCGCCACGAAAATATCTAACTATATCTGCCATTAGATACTCACTTCTAAGCGAGATACAATCCACGCATTCTCTTTAATTAAAGAGATTACTCGTTCCTTAAACCAGATAGGATTACCACCTAATATATAATCTGGTTGAGGAAGTCTGCCTTGATGATTCCAAGTTGCAACTGTACCACGGTCAAGACCGAGTTCTTTTGCTAACTCTTTCACACCAACAAGCTCTGGTTTTTCCATAACTTGATACCTCATTTCTTTTAGTTAATCGTTAAGCCGTATGCCTAACTCGGTGTAAGCCCGTGAAAGAAATAGAAATAATATAGAAGTGCGGAATTTCTACTTTATCTGCTATTCGACTTACACCGAGCTAGGCACATAGTCCTAGCTCTGCCCTATTGGGTGTCTGTTGTTGTCCAGACGGTTGGAACATCACGTTGATATTCGCGTGTCCATATTTCTGTTTCGGTTAATTTAGGTTCGTTATTTATTTTGCGTATAAGCCAATTTTGTAAATCCCATACAAAAGTAACAGCCATAATACTTATAAATAAACAACCTACTAATTCAATCCACATTAGAACGGTGGCTCATCGAAAGAAGCAAGTAACTCTTGTTCTTTGCGTTCTATTTCTTGAGCTTCCTTTATGTTCTGCTGATACGCATTTAAAATGTTTAAAGACTTGCACACCTTTTCGTGAGCTAGTCCAAACACTTGGTTAAGCGTAAGCGAAGCGTCTGAGCGTTCATTATTGAATTTCATAGCTTCTGCAATTGGTTTTAAGACTTCGTCTTGTACGCTTTTGATTACTTCTTTAATAAGGTCGTCCGCTTCTGGAACAACATCATAATCTGGTACTGACGGATAGTCTGTC